ATATATGAGGATAATCTTTATCACTTTGAATTCCAGGAAAATATGGGCGGACCAGAGTGTGATTGCCACCTTCATACCACTATGCAAACTATCGTTAAATATTGGGGAGAGTAATGTCATGTGAATGCGGAAGTCATCTTCCAGATATGGGCATAAAAGCATTAAGAGAGTATGTTCGTCTTCACATAATCTCATTGGAGCAAGACTTGGACAATGAGGACGGTGCTGATAGTATTGTTCCTTACCTGGAAGGTGCTATTGAAGTCTCTAAGCATTATCTAGAAGTAATGGAAGGTTACGATGACTGATAAGTATCCCCTTATCCCGTCGCATTTAGTCAAAGCACTTGAAGATAAGACTATTCCATTAATTGATCTTATGCACGGCCACCTCAAAGTTGAAATGCTGGCATGCGAAGAAAAGTTAGAGCGCTGTGAAGGTGATGAGCGGGAATGGCTTGACGGATATATGCAGGGATTAGCAGACCTATACTGTATGACGTATAATCTAAGTATAGAACGAGCAGCACTTGACTTGACAAACAACCATTAAGAACGGTATAATTAATATCCCGACTACCCGAAGGACAATATGAACTCATATGAGATTGAATTAATACATGAGCCCAGCGGGGCTTATATGAATTTCATTCTATTCAGTGAACTAAAACAAGATGACATTGATGTGGCCGAAACAATTTGGGCGGACATGTCAGTAATTGTTTTAGATTATAAAGAAGGGGATGAATAATGGGAGCACGTACTAACTTTCACTTCAAGACTAATGAGGATACTTTAACCTTATACAGTCATTGGGGTGGAGATTCAAGAAAGAAAGACTTGGCCCGTGCAATGTATGCTGCACTACCAAGAAAAGGAGATAAGCCTTACGCATTGCGTATTATGGTTTCGCAATTGATTGGGACCTCTTGGGACGAGGAAACAGGTTATGGCCTATTTCTAAACGACCCTGCAGGAGCAGAGGAATCATACGGCTATCTTGAAATCAATCTAGACACCTGGACTGTAAACGATGATGGTAATGTTGTATCAATCGAACACTTCATCAGATACAATTCAGATTTCTTGACACTACCAAAAAAATACTTGACATCAGTGACCGCCACTGGTATAATTGAATAGTCAGACCTAACCCTAATCGAAAGGCAATAACATGGCAAAAGCAATCAAAGCAAAGACCTACCCGTACCTAGAGTCTTGGGACACACGTTACGGCACCTCAGAGCGAGTCGTTCTTCGTAAGAATGGTAAGTTCGTCGACAACGTATCCCTAACAGCACTTAAGCGTGGGCAACGGGTAGCCTCTCGCTAACATAAGGATAAGGAGAAGGGGTTCTCCCTTATCTACAGGGCACTTGGTCTCTTCACCTTGTGCCCTTCATCTTTTTCTGGTACAATTAAATAGACGGAGGTATAGTGAGTAGATTTCTTAAACACATAGAAACCGATGAAGAAAAAGTAGTAAAGAGATTGGGCACGTTGTTTTCAAATTTTAACTTAGATTTAGAATCTGTTGGATACTATTTATCTAGGGCATTACCATTTACAATATTTGAAAGAGTAATGATCACAATGGACGCAGCAGATTTCTACCGTGCTGGTGGAAATATAGATAAACTTGATACAGAAAGCGAGTACAGGGTATGAAACCTCCAAGTATAGAAAGTATGATTCTCCAAATGGAAGCCTCTAGGTTAATGGCAAATGGAATTAGAGAATATATTTATGTATTAGAGAAAGGTCAAGTTGCTGATGATCCTTTTTTCGATATAATTACAATTTCCATAAAACACGATAATAAAAATTATGGAACCTTTGATAACTCAGAATTATATACAGACCTTGACTATCTTCGTGGTATGCTAGATGTATATGAAAGAGAAGTCGAATACTTGTCAGAGTTATTTGGAGAGGGTACAAATGAGTGATATGAACATCTATGCATCAAAGATTGCGGTACTGGCTGACTTCTATTTGAATTATCGTGACCTAGACCCCTACAAGGACTTTGCAGAGTACAATGACATTGGTCTACCACTTGCCTATGTAGTACAGCAGGGCATGGCTGAAACTAACACAGAAGGCAGGGCATTCATAGAAGAAACCTATGACCTCCTATGTTCCGCTATGGATATAGACCCAGAGCAGCAATACGGATCTTTTGAAGATATGTTGAATGAACAAGACATGGGAACTCAAGAACCTTAAACCTCATGTTATAATATAGTTATGAGTCCAAGACATTTTACCAAGGCTACCTTTGGTCCTTATTATATGTCTGGTAAGCACTATGATCCAAATAAGAAACCTCATATCCATCAAACCATTCTATGTAAGGTTTTGAAGTATACTGGTATTACCTATGTCATTGGTCTCTTTAAATCCCAGGAAAAATAATGTCACGTATAAACCATATAATGAGGTTTATCTCAAAAGAACTTAGGGAAGTCAAACAATCTCAGGGGTTAGATAAATACGTAAGCGCTCAAGAGATACTAGAGGTATACAAACTAGACATGTTCCTATTGGCAGATGAGGTAGGACTTGGTGATGACGTTAAACTACTTCACCAACACCTAGACTTACTGGAAGAAATCCTCGGAGAGGATTATGTTTTAAGATTAGAAAGATATCAATTGATAGATCTTTTAAAGGTTATAACTTATTTACAAACCAACTATGTTGAGGCTACAAAACTTTTAATACAATATTACGAACGCTCTTAAAAACCTCCCAAACCTCCTTTACGAAGGACCAAAAAATTTCCCCGAAGTTTACGAAGGGGCTAAATATTTCACGGGATATATCAAACCACTCTCTCTAAATACCCCTATATAAAACATTACGAAATATAAATCTTTTCCCCTGATTATCAAACCTTTATATAATTATATTACGAAATACTTTAAAATATCCTGAAATTTGTTACCAAATTGTTATACATATTTGGCAACTTGACAAACCTTTATATCTGTGGTAGGGGGCATATCTTCTAGATATAGGGTTTGATGGTTTGGTAGACACAAGATATAGTGGTTTGAGGTTTGGTAAAACATATTACGATCTTATATTAAAATGTTCTATACTCCATTATCCTCCACTTTGCTCCACTACAAAACCATATTTCCCCACTTAGTAAGATTTAATTGTGGATAAACCTGTGGATAACTATCATATCAAACCATATTTCCAACGGTATTGACTTGTGGATAACTATGTGCTATCATGGATATATGGCACACCAATGTAAATTTGAATTAGACCTTGATGGACAAATCACCTGCTCTCTATGTGGGGCTATGGATGATGACATGAAGCCAAGTATATTTGAATCACAAATAGATTTTGAGTGATATGATGAATATATGATTACTTTACTTCTAATAACATTGTCTTGGTACTTAACAAAACTATACTACACAAGATCATTTAACTTTAAATTGCAAAAGAGTCAACTTAGCCAAACCATCTGCATCAGATGTGGCCATGTATTCTTTATCTTTACAGAAAACCTTCGTAATCCTTTCTACTGTCCATCCTGTATTTAAGGGTATGTTCTTATAGGGGTAATGTGGGTCTTTCTTGACTTCCCCCGAAAAAACCTGATATACTATTTTTATGTCTAATACTGGTTGGCTAGGAACAAAGTTTGGTAAAGGGCATTATCCCAACTGGTTTTCATACACAGGTGAATACAACTTTGAAGAACATTTATCCCAGTATAAAGACAAACCTAATCTAAATTATCTTCAATTAGGAGTATTTACTGGAGATACCAGCGATTGGCTATTAAATCATGTATTGACTCATGAAACCTCACATTTAACAGATGTTGATACTTGGTTAGGATCATCTGCTGAAAGTGATGTACATGACAATTATGATTTTGAAGATGTCTATCAACTATACTTAACCAGAATGGAAGAGTTCTCTCCTCGTGTTCATAGCCAGAGATCCACAACTTTTGATTTTTTAAATGCTGATAAGAATAGTACTTATGACTTTATTTATATTGATGCAGATCATGTAGCAAGTGCTGTATTAAGTGATGCCGAACTGTCTTGGCCATTATTAAAACCTGGTGGAATTTTAGCATTTGATGACTATAGTTGGGGTGGAGACAAACCTGCACATTTACTACCTAAAACTGCTATTTTAGCATTTGTTGAGAAATATACAGACCAACTAGAAACAATGGCTATGAATCATCAATATTGGATTAAAAAGATATAACAGTATATTAACCAATAGTGCCCGTATAGGGCATAGGAAGGTTTGCTCCTTGTATACATTATAAAGCAATTAGTGTGGTACAATCTATATATGAATGAAAAGTTAATTGAACTATTAAAGGCTCTTCTTGCAGATACTGTAGCCTTAAAGTTTAAAGCACATGGATTCCATTGGAATGTTGAAGGAGATGATTTTCCTCAAGCACATGCTTTTTTTGAAATGATTTATAATGATTATGAAGAAGCAATTGATGGCTTTGCAGAAAACCTTCGTCGTTTAGATACATATGCTCCATTTAAACTTTCACGTTTTATAGAACTATCAAAGAATGTAGCAGAAACTGATGTTAATTCTGATTTTGTAGTAATGGCTGGCGATCTTCTTATATCAAATGATGCAGTTTTAGTAGTTTTAAAAGATACATATGATGTGGCTGATATGACTCGTGAACAGGGTGTTGCAAACTTCCTTTCAGAACGTATTGATCAACATCAAAAATGGCATTGGCAACTTAAGGCAGTTACTAAGCCTTCAATGAATTAATAATTATGTCTACAATAGTAGATATTGATGGAACACTACTAAGTTGCCCTTTTAGGGCATAGAGTGGTTTGTTACTTCTATTTCGCGCCGAACTTTAAAGATTTGACAATTTCCGTGCCGTAACGTATACTGGTTATAACAACTAACAAAGGATAATAATGAACATAACACACGAAGTACTCAGTTTTGTAAAACAACGTCAACATGGACATGGTTTTGGAATTAACAGCCAGGAAATTGAAGACTTTTTAAAAGAAATTGATCCAGACAACTATAACTCTTTTGAATTTGATTACGCTTTAGTAAGTGAAGCACAGGTTTAAATGTTTATATATACTATGTTAATGTCGTTAATATTTCTTAGTACCCCGTCAGTTTCTGACGATCCATACTACTCAGAGGTTAATTACTGTGATATTTATGCTTACTGTGATAACCCAGATCTTGATACAAGCCTAGATGATGAGGTTATTTCAGATGATCCTGATTGGGACTTAGAGGAGTTTTTAATTAGCATAGGTTGGTATGAGTAATGACACACGCTGAATTACTTGCAAATATTAACAGCCCACAGTTCCAGAATAGTAGAACTTTAGAGACTCCATACCTTGCCCTTCGTGCAGTAGTAGAGTTACACAAAGGACAGTCAGATCTGGTCTCAAACCTCATTGGAAAGGTCTGTCACCCTTGTAGAACAAACTATCCATGCAAAACCATCAAGGCTATTGAGAAAGAGTTAAAATGAACGGTATTCCATGCAAATTCTGTAATGAACTCAATGCCACACAAGCAATCATTGATGGTATCTATTGTCTTAATTGTTATATAGGGATTACGAATGGGTCTTTAAATTCCCCGAAAGTTTAGCCTATGCTATAATTGAAGTATGATTGCCGTATACTCTGATATTATGAAAAGGCTTAATAGTGAGAAATGCCATTACTGCAGCGAGGTTGCCCTATATAACGATATGGCAGGCTATAGACTTATTGATGTATGCAAAACCCATTTAAACTATCACACAAGTTAGGAAAATATGCCACTGCTTAAATTCTACAAACCAGCAATAGTTCTTTCATGTATGCTGGTTGTAGCGTATGTTTTAATATATTTATTTCTATAAGTGTTTGTTGCTTTTATTTGGTCTATATGGTATTCTTGTAGTATGTATTCTTCTAACCATGCTGCAGAAGTTTTGTTTCAAATACAAGATCTTCATAAGAAATATGAAATAAATACTGGTAGAAGTGCAATTCATGATTTAATTACCATGAAAATTATACAGCATGAAGCAGCAAGTGAGTATGACACAAGTGTATATGAGATATGGGATAAGGAATATAATGAAGAAAAGTAATACTAAGGTTTCTCAACATAAACAAAAACGAGCAAGTAAAAACAAACTGCGCCTTGCCGATAAACCACATTTATCAAAGCAAGAACGACAAGAAGCAGCAGAGCGGTATAGACTTACAAGTCAAATTAAAAACAATAACATCTTGTTGGCACAAAAAGAACTTCAATCTATTGAAAATGAAAAAGTAAATGACTAATACTTCTCATGAGGATCGAAGGGTTAGAGATAAGTCGTACTAAGAAATGAAACTGTTTGCTAATCCTAATAGGTTTATGGCCTTTTGGGGTAATTTATGTGGCCTTTTTGCTACCTTTTTTTTAAGGCAGGCAGAAAAACATGGCGACTATTTTGAAAATGATTAATATTATAATTATGGTATAATAAATATCTGATTATTTATAATCACTATCAAAGGAAATCATGGCAGAAGAAAAAAGTTTAAGGCCTAGAGTTATAATTGATGTAAACAAGCATGGAATTAGGCGAGAACGAAACATAGATTTTGTTAAGAAAAAATTTAAAGATGAAGATGAGTTGAATCCTAAACGTAAAAAGAAAAACCAAAAGTGATAACAACTCCTTTTTCAGTTATAAAAAATATGTTGTGGGATGATTATGGATATACTCTTTCAGATGATCCTTCATATATGACTAAAAAAATTATTGATAAGTTAGAAAATAATGGATATAAAATTATTCCTTTTATTTTAAATGATAATCCTGATGGAATGAACGGTAGAGAAAGTAATCCTAACAGACAAGGGCTAGATCAATGAAACAGTTAATGCATTTTACTGCAAAATGGTGTACTCCATGTAAAGCAATGGAACCTGTTATTGAAGATTTTAGACGTAGACATCCAGATGTTATTTATACTAAGGTAGATATTGATGATGATATGCAAACTGCGGTTGATTTTGCTGTAATGGGTGTTCCAACATTTATATCTATTATTGATGAGAATTTGTTTGAAAGAAAAAGTGGTAGGGCTACTATCTTTCAATTAGAAGCGTTGTTTAATTAATGCAAACAAGTAAAGATTATTTTAATCTTGATAAGGTTACTTGGGGAACATATTTAGATAAACAAGGACAAACAAAAAACAATATTTTTTATAGAAAAAATAATTATGGATATCGTTGTGATGATTTTACTAATAAACATGATAAAAAACATATTTTATTTTCTGGTTGCTCTATGACTGCTGGCAATGGATTAGAAGAGTCTGAAACATGGGCTAAAATGTTATATGAAGAATTAAATAAAAATGATGAATATTCAGGATATTTTAATTTAGCAATCTCTGGTGGTGCGGTTATAACAATAATTCATAATATTTTTAAATATTTTAAATTGTTTGGAAATCCAGAAGTTATTTTTTTATTGCTTCCTCCAATAGATAGAGATAATGCTTTTCATGTCAAAGATTTTTATGAACAAATATTTTTTTATAATTATTTAATGCTTGAACAATATTGTTTTTCTAACAAAATAACATTAATAACAACATTTTGGAAAGACTATCAAGATAGAAAAATTTCTTATAAATTTTTAAAATATAAATGGTGGGCTTTGTCTCGTGAGTTTGAAAAAAAAGATATATTTAGTTGTTTTGATACAATTTTTCAACCTTTGGCTTCTGAAAATTATACAAAAGAAATATTTAATTATTTAGAATTAAATAAAAATCATCCAAGATTATGGAATGCAAACGATGGGGACAATAGTGCTGATATTCATCCTCATCCAGGAATAGAAAGACAATACTTATGGTATAGAGATTTCAAGAAACAATATGAAGATTCTTTAACTATCTTATAATCTTACTATTATATTTATTTTCCCAATTCACTATATCTTTTTCATCATTTAAAAGAGGCTGTCCTTTTATATTTAAACTTGTATTTAAAAGAATTGGCACTCCAGTTTCTAAATAAAATTTATTAAGGACCCTGTATAATCCTGGATGCTGTTTTTCATTTACTGTTTGGACTCTAGAAGTTCCATCAATATGAACAACTGATGGTGTCTCACTTGGTCTTTTACATTTAACGGCATACTGCATATATGGAATAGATGTAGTTGGCATTTCAAACCATTTATCTGCCAAGTGTTCTAATACTACTGGAGCAAATGGTCTAAACTCTTCTCGTTGTTTTATTTTATTTACCTTGTTTTTAATCTCTGGGTCTCTTGGGTCTGCTAAAATACTTCTATTTCCAAGTGCTCTTGGACCAAACTCGGCTCTTCCTGAAGCAACTGCTGCAATTTTATTTTGTTTTAATTGTTTTAAAATTTGATCAACGGGATATGTTCCACCTAAATCATGTCCTAAGTACGGATCATTCCAATTAATATGTTTTCCATATAATGCTGCTGCTGCGCCAAGAGAACTTCCAGCGTCTCCTGGATTAGGCATAATCCAAACATTATCAAACACTTCCCACAATTGTGTATTAGCAGAACAGTTTAAAGCACAACCACCCATAAATACTAAATTCTTTTTACCTGAAATTTGTTTAGCCTTTAGCATAAAATCAAGCAGTCTGATTTCATATACTTTTTGAACTGCTGCTGCAATGTCAAATTTATCTTGTGCAAAAATATTATAAGGCCAATCAGATATCCCTTTATGAAAATTATATTTTTGTGTATTTACATTTGGAAAATATTCTACAACTTCTTTATAGTATTTTTTCCAATCTCCATACCCTGCCATACCCATCATAATATACTCTTCTTCGTTTGGTTTTAAGCCAACCAACTGAGTAAAAGCAGAATAAAATAATCCAAAACTAAATGGATAATTTTGTTTTTCTAATAAATTAATCTTATTATTTTCTCCAATATAAATTGATGATGTTGTCCATTCTCCAACTGAATCCAAAACTACAATAACTGCATCATCAAATTCACTTGTAAAGTATCCTGCTGCTGCATGTGAGTAATGGTGATTAAAATTTGTTATTTTTATTTTTGATGTGTCAAATTTAGTTTTAAATTTTGGTTTCCAATCTGAACTACCGCCAAAAAGTAATCTTGATTTTTTTAACCAAGGTTTTTCATAATATGCTATTTGATCTGGATATCCATACTGAAATGCATCATCAAATAATTCTTGGCAATTGTACCAATCGTTTTTTATTTTACTATATCTTTCAGAATGCCCAGCAAAAAGTATGTTTCCATCCTCTATTAAAGATATAGATGCGTCATGGGAGGTTCCATTAATTCCAAGAATAATCATCAAAAATCCTTTCTAAAACTTTGTTGGCCCAATATAAGTTTTCACCTTTGCCTGCGTGAATTTTATCTTTTGCTATTAAGAATAAGTTATCATTTTTATTTTTTACAGAATTTAATAAAAGATAATTTTCAACTTCTTGATTAGTAATAAGAATATATTCTTGAATATTCTTTAAAAGACTATTTCCAAACACAACTAACTCATCACGTAAAGAAAATGATTTTAAAGGTTCATAATATGCCCAACTAAACATTATAAGTTTTATATTGTTAGTTTTACAATACTCTGTAAATAATTTAATCATATCAAAACAATACATAGTCATAGATTCCATAATAATTTTATTTTTAGCAGTTTCTTCCAATTGGATATAATTAAATTTTTCATTATGAAGAAATTCTTTTGAATTTCTTTCAGGAAGGCCAGGTCCACCTTTGCTATTAATTGGAGATAGGCCATATCCTCGCCAGCATTCTGTTAAATTTAAAACTATAATATCTGGTTTTCCATATTCATTAATATAGTTTATAGTATTTTTAATTATGCTAAAATTATTATTGCCACCAAAAGCAATATTAAAATATCCAGAACAATCAATTTTATCATTTATATAATTATAAACAATTTTACTCCAAGTATCCTCTAAAGCATTTCCGTCTCCAAATGTTTGAGAACAACCATTAAAAAGTAGGTGCATTCCTTTGTGATCTTTAGCAAACTGATCAGATCGATAAAAATAATCATTTAAATTATATTCTTTGTTTTCCCTAACTTCGTTGCTTATTGCTAAGTTTGACAAAATTGTTTTTGAAACAAAACGTTTTAAAGTGTGAGGAATCCAGTATTGTGTTTTAATTTATGTTCTCCAAGCCTAGTATATAAATTTTCTTTTTTTTAATTGTTTTCTTATTTTACACAATATAAAATAATTTTTAATTTTGTTTGTTATTTTAAAAAATAAAATTTTCATCTTTATCTAATGCTTTGTAAATCTAAAAGCAGAACCATCCCATAAAGACTTTCCAAATGCAGTTTGTGTTTCATCTTGTAAACTAAAAGCACTTCCTTGCCAAATTTTATCTGCTTTATTTTTTTCACGATTAACTATTGCACGACTCCAACTAAATCCAGCATCTCCACCCCACGCATCCCACATAATTCTTCCATTTGATGGGAAGTCTGGGCCAGAATAAAACCCTTTGCCTTTTTTATCTACTTCATGACGGGAAAAGAAAGAATACATTCTTTTAACGGTATCAAGGGACATAACAGAACCATTAACAATATCTGTTGCTCTGCCCCAACCAACTGGAGTTCCTGCGCCTGTGGCTTTTCCATCTTCTTTCCATTTAAGTGCACGTCTTGCTGCAGCCTTCATTCCAGAAGTTGGACTATATGTATCAGCCATTACTTATTAAAACCTCTTGTATCAAACATACTTCCATCCCAAACTGATTTTGTTGCAACTGAGTTTGATTTGTATGTTCCACCACGACGCTTGTATTCTTGAACTACCCAAGAATTTGCTACTGCACTTGGATAAACGTCAAACTTATCTTTTGCTGCCTGAACAACTCTAGCATAAAGTTTTGGATTTGATGGATCAGATCCACCACTTCTTGGTTTGATAAAATCAGCATAGTTTGGTTTCTTTGCCTTATCAATTGATTCGTAATTTTCTTCCATTTTAAACTCCTTCATAGTCATAGTATTAAATTTTCCATCAAGATCTGGAATAGTTAGTGGATCAATTTTAGTTACTAAAGAACCTTTTACTCCAACTAAACGTTCAGTTTCATCCCAGCCATAACCTTCTTCAAATTCAAGAATACGTACTAAAACTGCTGGTTCTTCTGTTGAAGCCATTAAAGAATAATCAGAGTATTGTATTCCAAACATGCCGTCTGTCATAACATGCTGAACAATTCCAACGTAGGTTTCATCGTCACCTTGTGCAAGAACAAAATCACCTTCAGATATCATGCTTTCAGTATAACATATATTCTGCTATAATTGTAAAACTAACGATTGGAAACAATGGCTCATATTGTATTTTTAGGTAACTTTGAAGTGTCATATAGTAGTGAGAATCATCATGCTAAATCTTTAGAGTCTCTTGGCCATACCGTTTGCAAATTGCAAGAAAGAACAATTAAGGATAGTTTTGTTCTTCAGCAAGCAATGAATAGTGATCTTTTTATATGGGTGCATACACACGGCTGGGTGACTCCTGGAAGGCTTGGAATGGGTCATGTGCTAGAAGAGTTAAAGAAGGCTAATATCCCGACAATGACATACCATTTAGACTTATGGTTTGGTTTAGAAAGACAGAAAGACTTAGAAGAAGATGATTTTTATAAAACAATTGGGCACTTTTTTGCAACAGATAAACTAATGGCTGATTGGTTTAATAAGAACACTAATGTTAAAGGACATTTCTTACCTGCTGGGGTATATGATAAAGAGTGCTACATCCATGAGGATTATAATAAAGATGAGTTTGAGTATGATGTAATTTTTGTTGGTAGTAAAAGGTATCATCATGAACATAAATACCGTGCAGAATTAATAGACTTTTTAAGACGAATCTATGGTAAAAGATTTTTACACGTTGGTGGAGATGGAGACACTGGAACTGTACGTGGAAATGATTTAAATAGAATTTATGCAAAAAGTAGAGTAGCAGTTGGTGATAGTCTTAACATTGATTTTAATTATCCATACTATACAAGTGATAGATTATTTGAAAGTACTGGTCGTGGTGGATTCACTATCTACCCTCGTATTAAAGGTCTTGAAGAATATTTTATTGATGGAGAAGAAATTGTTTTTTATGAGCATGGCAATCTTGAAGATCTAAAATCTAAGATAGATCAATATCTTGATGATAATTCAACAAGGGAACTAATTAGATTAAATGGTCATAAAAGAACTAAACAAGAGCATACATATGTTCATAGATGGGCAAGCATATTAGAAACTTTAAACATAAAATGAAATATTTAGTTACTGGTGGTGCTGGTTTTATTGGGTCAAACCTTGTTGATAAGTTAATTAGTCTTGGTCACAATGTTATTTGTATTGATGATGAGTCTGCAGAATGTCATGAACAATTCTATTGGAACGATAAAGCACAAAACTATAAGTATGACATTTGTGATTATGATTTAATTGCACCACTTTTTAAAGATATTGACTGCGTGTTTCATGTTGCATCTGATGCAAGAATACAACCAGCAATATTAAATCCTAAAAAATCTATTCAATCAAACGCAGTAGGAACAGCCAATGTTCTTGAACTTTGTAGGGTTAACAAAGTGAATAGACTAATTTATTCAAGCACATCTTCTTCTTATGGTAAAAGGGCTTTGCTTCCAAACCAAGAAACACAATCACCCGATCCATTAACCCCATACTCTGCTGCCAAAGTTTTTGGTGAAAACCTTGCAAGAGTTTATTACAACCTTTATGGATTACAAACCATATCCCTTAGATATTTTAATGTTTATGGAGATAGACAACCATTAAAAGGTCAATATGCGCCAGTAATAGGTTTGTTTTTAAAGCAACACGAAGAAGGAAAATCATTAACAGTGGTTGGTGATGGATCTCAGCGTAGAGATTTTACACATATATCAGACGTAGTTCAAGCAAACACTCTTGCTTCTGAAGTTGAAAATGGATTTGGCGAAGTATATAACATTGGTTATGGAAGTAATTACGCTATACTTGATATTGCCAACATGATTTCAGATGATATTAATTTTATACCGTCAAGAATTGGTGAAGTGCAAGAAACTCTTGCGTCTAATGAAAAATTTAAACAATTAACTGGATGGGTACCAAAAGTATCATTAAAAGAATGGCTCATGAAAGGGGCAATAAAATGACAGAAATGATCAAAGCAGTAGTTAATGGAGATTTTGAAATTATGTTACCAAAGCATCGTGCAGATAGACCTGAGTGGTATCAACCTCATGGTTGGGAAAAACTAAGACTTAAATCAATGCATGAAAACATTGGTAAAGGAGATGTTGTTTACTATGTTGGTGCAGAAGAAGGAGAAATGCCTGCTTTGTGTCAAATGTGGGGAGCAGAAGTTGTTTTATTTGAACCCAATCCAAAAGTTTGGTCTCATTTTCCTCTTTTGTGGAGTGCAAATAATTTAGAAAAACCAATCGTTTGTATACCTGGTTTTGCATCAGATAAAGATAATAAACTTGCACGTATTTATTATAATGAATTTCCACCAGAAGCAGATGCACCAATTGAAGCAGCACATGGTTTTAAAGAACTTCAATATGAAGCAGATAAATATGGTCAAACAAAAATTGACACACTTGTTTATGAAAAAGGAATAAAACCACCTACCGCAATTTCATTGGATGTTGAAGGTAGTGAATGGCGTGTACTTGGTGGTGCTGAAAAAACAATGAGAGAATTTAGACCAAAAATTTGGTTATCAGGTCATCCAGAATTTATGATGATGTATTGGAAAGAATATTTGCACGATTTAAGACAATTTATTAAAGGTATTGGATATCAAGAAACTCTTATTGATTATCAACACGAGGTACATTTATTCTATGAATCAATCTAATTGTTATCTATACTCTTTTAATAAAGAAGACTGTGCTGCCGATAAATGGGATTACGGTCTTCTAAAAGAAATATTTGATAACCATAACATAGAACAAATTAAAGTTAACTCTTTACCTATAACAGATAGAGCGTTTGTTGTAATTCCTGGACCACAAAATATAGGACATGAAAAACATATATCAAAAGAATTAAAAAATATATCTAGATTAGTTTTATTTATAACAGGGGATGAAGAAGGAGTCTTTGATATAGATAGAATAGATCATCCTAATGCTGAGATTTGGATTCAATACCCTCATAAAAAACATGAAGCATACAACAAATTGCCAGTAGGTGTGCCACAACATTTAAAAAACAATTTGCCTAATTATAAGACTAAAACATATGACGTATTTTTTGCTGGGCAGATTACACATCAAAGAAGAGAACAGTTGGCAGGGGCAATAGCATTGGTTAACAATGCCCTTTATAAGCCCACAGATGGCTTTGCTAGAGGAGATAAGCCAATTTATTACTATGACAACCTAGCCAGTTCAAAAATTGCTGCTTGCCCTGCAGGGGCTGTATCAATTGATTCATTTAGGCTATATGAAGCAATAGAAATGATGTCTTTGCCAATAGTAGACTTTATAGATTCAAGTGGTTTAGAGGATGATTTCTATCAACGTCTTTTTAATGAGGTAGTTCCATTTTATAAAACAAAAGATTGGAATGAATTATCAAACATTAATTTAAAACTATTAGAAGCATATCCAAACAATATGCATACTGTGGTATGCTGGTGGATTAAATATAAAAGAGATTTTGGAATTAAATTAATGAGGCAAGTAAATGAATAAAAATGATGTAACAATAATTTTAGCAACATCAATTGTTCCAGATCATCCAAACACTGAAATGATAGAAGAAACAATACATAGTATTAGAGCACACTTTCCAGATAATGAAATCATTATGCAGATTGATGGGTTGAGAAAAGAACAGTTGCATAGAAAAAATGATTACGATGAATATAAAAATCGCATACTTTGGAAATGTTTGCATGAATATAAAAATATATTGCCAATTATTTTTGATCAGCATAGCCATCAAACAACAATGATGAGACAAACAATAAAAGAAATACAAACATCTTTACTTTTATATGTTGAGGGAGATACACCTCTAACTCCAGATATAGAGATTGATTGGCAAAAATGTTTAGATATGATTGAGTATGAAAAAGCAAATACAATAAGATTTCATTTTGAAGCATCTATTCCAGAACCACACAAACATTTAATGTTTAAATTAGAAGATGGATTTTTACAAACTGCTCAATGGAGTCAAAGGCCACATCTAAGTAGGGTTTCATATTATAAAAATGTAATCTTGCCACCGCTTGATGATTGTGCTTTTATTGAAGATAAAACTCATGGAATAATTCAAGATGACCTTTTACCTTATAATATTTTTAGTGAAGAAGGATGGGAAAAACACAAACTTTGGATATATCATCCAGAAGAAAATATTAAAAGATCATATCATTTAGATGGTCGTAAGGGTACACTTAAATATACAAGCGATGATGAGATTAGAGGATATAAAGGATGACACTTGGAATTATTGCTAGATCTGATAATACTGGACTAGGAAATCAAACACGGGAATTAGTTAAGATGCTTAATCCCGACAAAATTTTATTGATTGACTCAGAACACTTCAATGGCAATGAACAACACCCAGAATGGTATAAAGATTATAATGTAACAACTACATTGAGCGGGTTTCCAACAAAACAAGAATTAATAGAATTTTTAAGAAACATAGATGTAGTGCTAAGTTGTGAAACTTTTTATAGACAAGATTTTTTACATTATGCTAAACGAAGAGGCATTAAAACAATATTACAATATAATTTTGAATTCTTACTTAATATGTCTGTTCCAGAAGCAGAACTTCCAGATGTTTTACTTGCCCCAAGTTTATGGAATATAGATCAAATTGAAAAAATGGTTGATGGCAGATGTAAAGTAATTCACCTTCCACCTCCAACTGATTCAACTTTGTTTGAAAATGTTAGACAAAACAATATGTCAAAAGATCATAATAGGTTGTTGCACGTTGGTGGAAAGTTTGCAGCAAAAGATAGAAATGGAACTGAAACTGTTTTACAAATGCTTAAATATTCAAAAGCAAATTATGAATTAGTAATTACAACACAAAAGTTTCCAGAACTAAATCTAAAAGATTCAAGAGTTACAGTTGATAATAGTAACCCAGAAAATAGGGAAGAACTTTATAATGGGTTTGATGCTATGCTTTTGCCAAGAAGGTATGCTGGCCTATGTCTTCCAATGAACGAAGCATTGATTAGTGGACTTCCAGTATTTATGACGGACATATCTCCAAACAATTTAATTCTTCCTAAAGAATGGTTAGTAAAATCTGAACACATTAATGTTTTTCAGGCTAAATCATTAATAGATGTTTATGATGGCAATCCAGAACATTTAGCAGCCATTGTTGATGAGTATATGGATAACAAAGATAAGCGTGAAATGAAAGATTCTGCATTACAAATAGGATTAAATCATTTTGCTAAAAATAATCTAGAGGATAAGTATTTAGATCTTATCGCTCATATGTAGATTTTTCTGAAAAGTTTGTAGTTAAATAATCTAACAAAAACATAAAAGAACTATCTGCGCTAGACAAGTAAGGAATTTGTTCTTGGTCTTGATTATATGATAGTGCAACTAACCCACCACTTTTGTGAACCTTGACATCTTTTACTGTTTCTCCGCCAATGTTAAATGTATTTCCATACTTTGATCTCCAAAGTGTTGAATAATTTTCTTCAAGAATAGTTATTAGTTTGCTTTTTTTCATTGGCATTGGCACGTGAACTTCATAACTAATAGGGTTTGGTATGTCTCTTCTTTGTAGATAGGCATATGTTTTTCCTAGTCTGTGTAAATAAGTAGACCTAAGCCCGAGATTATGATATTGATTTATTTGATCTTCAAGTGATCCATTGTTATATATTTTTACTTCATCTATTTTATTTGTAATATAGAAATCATCATTCATTAATATAAAATCTTCAGGTATTTCTTCAGAGGCGCAGGCAGCCCTAAGATTATTAAGTGCATTTTGATACTTATGTTGATCTTGTAATACTGGAATATGATTACCAACATACCAATCTGGTTTTCCACCAACTACCCAAATTTTTGGATCATTAGTATTTTTTACAACAGATCTAATTGAGTATCTAAGTTCTTCGTTTTCACCATCTTTACATATGTATACAAAATTCATTTTTATTCCTTTTTATTAATTATATCATGCTATGCTATAATTATTATATGTCAAGTCACCAGGTTTATAATGTATCAAAAACTTCAGAACCAATACAAATTACTCCAAGCGTAGAGCATAATGGAATGAATATTTACATACAAAATATTAGCCATCACGGATATGTTTATATTGGAACTAATCATCAATATTCAAAGTTAACCTTAGATAATTTTGGACACAGATTAGGTCCAAATGAATCAATAAAAATCACAACTGCAACACTAATAGATCATTTATATTTAATAACACCTAACGATAATATTAAAGTTGCTGTTTTAAGAAAAAACATTCCTACAAAATATTAAAAATAACAGGGCAGTGATTGCACCACCCTGCTATAACTTATTATTATTTTTTAACAGTTGTTGATTTCTTAGCAACTTTTTTTGCTGCTTTTTTAACTGGCTTGATATTCTTAAGCGCAACCTCTACATCTTTTGCAACTGCATCAAACTTTCCAAAAGATTTATCCTTTGGATTTGCTGCACGAAGTGCGACTGGAACTAGGGCTGCTACAAGTGCTGCCCACATATCTTTAGGATCTGTAATTCCAGCGGTATACAAAGCAATTACTGCTGCAAGAACTGAGCGACCATAACTTGAAAGCATTGCTTTTAGTTGTTCTTTATTCATTTAATCACCTCTTTCATATACCATTATAGCGTATATTGCTATAAATCTTTTTATTTTTGCTCAACTATAGGCTTGAGTTTTTCTAAAATAAACTTTAATTTTGCATCTGAGTATAAGTCTGCCAACTTTGGCTGTTCAATTTGTTGCTCACAATATAAGATAATATCATTAACGATATCCATTGTTTCTTCAATATAGTTAAAAGCCACGTCTCTAGAATCTGATAGAAACTTAATAAAGTTTTCTTGAGTTTCATCTGTTTCATTTTTAATTAAATCTAATTGATCTTTTAAGGTTTCAGAAAAAGCCTTTAATATTCTTTGATCAAGAACAAGTTGTTTTAATAGTATTTTTAATGTATACACTTTATAGGACAAAGATACAATAACGCACATGCTTAAAAATAATCCAGTAAACGTAATTAAATTAAAGAACTGCATTTAACAACTCATTTCTTTTTTCATGTGTTGGCCAATAATATTGGCAAGGAACTTTGCGTTCTGGACAGCACGGAACATTGTATGGGCTTGATTCTGCATACTGATATTTAATATAATAGATAGGATCTTTTTTAAATAGATTAGCCTTATGAGTTGTTGTAATACGCATTACTTCATTGTCATTAGACCAGAACATTGGTGGGGTATTTCCCCATCTACCCAAACATTTTGTTTTAAGATCATTAAGGTTGTTCTCATTGTTTATTGTCTTAATACCACGAACCTTAGCCTCTTCTATCATGTGCTGTATATAAGACCACAGGCCAGTCTCATAGCCCTTCCACATAAGCACTGCTGGATGATTACGCCATGCTCCAGATGGGGACTCTCCTGACAATACCTTGAGTATTTGATATCCCTCAAGTATCTGTTTATTGAGTCTTTTACTATCTAAAGATTTTGCGGAATGTGAAATGTCACTAGATGGAATAAATGTTTGCATCAAATAACCTTTAGAACCTTACAACGAGTACATGCTAAATAAGTATTACCAGTAAATGGACATGAACCAGCATTTGCAAGTATGTGTCCCTTGATCTTACACAAGAGTTTTTTAATAATCATTTTCCACCAGTCCTAACTAGGAATACTATAGCCCCATTTTCTTCTAAGGCTTTTTTAACTCTTACCATATATTCTACAGCAACTCTTTTATCTCTGTCAAATAAATTCATAAAACTTTTTTCATCTGCTCTTACTGTAATGAAATGCTCATTATCAATAATGTCTACACCAAATCCTTGTGGAGGAGTAAGGGATCTAACTGCTCGCTTCATTGCATCTGTATACATTTTACCTCATTGTCAGATTCTGCCATATTTCAGACCATTTAGATTTTGTTTTATGACTATTAAACTCTCTGGATATTTTACCTTTGTCTAAATAAATACCGCCCCAAATTCCATATTCTTTCTGTGATATTCCAACAGCAAAACAAGTTGCTGCCACTGGACATTTTAGACAAACACTGTCAACACCATGACGAATATCTGGAGTTTCCTCATACTTATCAAAAAATAAATTTGTATCAAAATTTTTACAAGCAGCACTTTCTTTCCATAAATGTTTATTCATACTGTTTGTACTTATCTGGCATAGTCCAGCCGTTACGGTTTGCTACATATCTTTTTTGAATATTCCATTTATTATTTTTATATACTCCGTTTTTTTCAAAGGCAGCAGAATCTAATGGATTTAGTTCAAGAACATCCCAACCATCCCAAGACAACTTGCTATTCATGGAAACAATTGATTCCATTTGTTTTAAATTATTTACAATCATTATTACTCCTTAGTATTGGAATGTTCCAAATTCAAAATCTTGCTCTTGTGCAAGTCTTGCTATATTTGATAGTGCCTGGTTTGGTTTTGATAGATAGGAAAAGTAATCAATTTCATGTAAATTTTCTTCAACCCATGTATAATGAACCTTAATAAACTTAACTTTGATTCCTCTAGCCTTTAGATTTCTTTCTGAAACATTGCAAAACTCAGAAGCAAAATCATTTACATTTGATGGTCCTAATGAATATACAATAAACTCATGATCAGTTTCTTTTAAACCAGACATCATTACACCCATAGAACGAAGGAAAACAGAATACTCATCGAACTCATTGGTTCCCTGTACTACGACCTTCATTTCTTTTTCCATTCTTTAGGTGATCTAATATATCTAACATCTTTGCTACTTCTTTATTGTCCATATTTGTGAAGTCAATTGGTTTTGCATTTTCCCTATCGACTTCGCCTTCTTCTACATTTGCTTGATAAAACACATTATTGTTTACCCAGTAAGCAGTTGGGCCAACAACTAAAACACGAAATGTATTTTTTTCTTTCAGTTTTGTAGTTTGAGATACACGTTTTATTTCTATACCTTCTGGCAAAAGGCTAGAAATAATACTGTGAATCCTAGTCTGACTATATTTAATTTTTGGTAAAACTTTTTTTTCTTGTTTCTTTACTGTATAAAGTATAGCCCAAATGCCATAAATTGTCAACAATAAAAGAACAATTTGATTCATGTATCTATTGTATCACTGTTGCGATAAAATTCTTTTGATTTCATTCAAAACTGTTTTATAGATATTGTCTAACCAAGAAATAGCATTTTCATCAAAAGCCTTTTCTGTTAGTCCAACGTCTGGATTGTCTTGTAACAAATCAATTATTAAAAATCCTTGTTCCCATAAAAACATTACCTCACGGTTTAATTGTGTTTGGTGTATGTCAAATAAATCTGGATTAATATCTTTTAATTTGTCGGTAAAGTTATAAATTGCTTCACCTTCCTCATTTAAACCAGCATACTCAATTGCACCTTGTTCAACTAAATCTATAAATATTAAATCTTCTTGTTCCATTTTTTACTCCCTATAGTCAATGTTAAGGATACATCTAAGTTCTGATTCTTTTGGTTGTGTTGATGAATGATAGTGCCTTCCATCAAATTTTATTGCAGCACCCATTTTTGGTTTAATGGAATGTAGAATTGGCAGATCATCAATATTTGATAAGTCTTCTCCAATTTTTTTATCAAAAATAACCGTATCTCCATCTGAAGAATTAAAATAATATAGAAAAACGTTGTGAGCAATTGGATTGTCTACGTGTGGATAATTATAGTTATCATAGTTAGACTTGGTTAATATATTAACTCTTGCACGAAGAATTGCCTTTGGTTTAATATTATGTTTTGTACAAAATTTATCAAAAATATATTCATATTCTTTATTGTTTAAATCCTGTACAACTTGAAAATTATTATAGGATTCTTTTGCAACTAAAACCAAAGATTTAGGAATTCTTTGTTTTTGGCCAGGAATATTCATTACTTCTAGGGCTCTCCAAACTGCCCAATTTTTTTCCTTTTCATCAAAAATCTTGTTTGCAAATTCTACCTGTTCTTCATATGTTAAAAAACTATCATCATAAATAAACATTATTGGTACGACTCGCCTTGTAGTCTATTTTCAATAAGTCTTTCTCTTTCATCTAGAAAAGAATACGCATAGGCCATCATCTTTTCTTTTCCTACTGGGTCATTCATAATTTTATTATAGTGGTGGCTACAAAACATTAGTTCGCCATTTACTCCAGTTACAGACACGTATGCCTGTGCTAGACAAGAATCACACCTATCTAAAGGTGTAAGAAGCCATTTGCGTTCAGCGGTTTGCTCAGTCATTCTATTCATATTATACCTTCTTATTGTCGGTGGAATAAAAACCCTTACTATTAAATTGTACACCAAATGAAGTGTATTGTCTAGTCAGGACACCGTTGCATTTTTCACAAAAATATTTAGGCTCATCTTCTAAGATGGATCTTTCTTTAGTGATGTTTATTGCACAAGGATAACATAGGTATTCATATTTTGGCATTATAAATTATTCAATCGGAAAAATTGTTATTTTAATTTTTGGGCACTTAATTGATTTAAGTGCAAACGATTCTTTTGCATCTACAGCAAGTCCCCATCTAATTTTAACTGCTATCCAATTTGACAGATATTGACATTTATATTTTTCATTTGTTGGCATCCATTCAGAGGGATCTCTGTCCGATTTAGAGCGATTAGAGGCTCCTGTTACAGCAATTAAATGTCGTGCATCCGTTTGATCGTTTGCATATAGTTCACGTTTTTTATCATCCCATGCAGAGGCCCCAGAATCCCATGCTTCTGCAAGTGGAACCATATGATCTACATCTAATTTTCCAGCATCAGTTACTTTTATATTGTCATAAATACTAAGCCATTCTCCGCCTTTAATAACACAACCTTTTTCAACAACTGGTTTTATGATTGCTTCTGAAATAATTACTGCTTTTCGTGAGTCACATCCATTACCAACACCAACCCAGTGTTTAAACTTGGTCCTTGCGTAACCTGTACGATCCTCTGGAACTATTTTTAAAGCATTTGCTGCCTGCTCTATAGAATTATAGGAAAGAGTGTTGCTAGGCAAAGCGTAGGCAGTATTTGTAAAGATAAAACTAATTAGTAATAAGGCTAAAACCATTCTTGATTTCATTTTTTTCCTTTTGTTTTAATTGGCTCTCCAGTAATTCTGTCTTTTCTATATCGTTCAGTGCCGTCTTTATTTAAAGCAACGATATTTCCATCACGCAGAATCATATGGTTAAAACCAATCTTAGTCTTAGCCTTGAATGACATTACTTTGCTGCCTTCTTTGCTACCTTTTTTGCTGCTAAAGGTGCTAATTTTACTTCAAGTGGAGTTGCTTCTTCACCTTTATAAATTGGACGACCCCAACCAACAATAGTGTTTACTAATTTCTTTCCATTGTCTTTTACATATGCCCGTGTTTTTTCAGCACACATTCCACCATTACGCTGATCTCCCTTAGCAGATCCAGCAGTATTTCCTTCAATAGTTTGAATGGTTCCGTCCCCATTGTTTTTAATGCATATTCCTACGTGTGAAATTCGGTTAACGCCATCTTCTGGGAAGTCAAAATAAATCCAGTCTCCAGGTGTTGGATCATCATTGCGAGCATCTGCCCATCGTTTATTTTTCTTAAACCAATCTGATGCTGTTACTGTTGAAGCAGACTTTGGATATTTCTTTGGATCTAGTCCTGATGTAAATGCAGACCAGGAAACAAAAGACTGGCACCAAGGAAGGAAATTTGCACCTGTCCATTTACCATACTTTGTTTCATTATCTTTTGGACCTTCAATGGTTCCAACTTCTTTCTTAGCAATCTCAACGATTGCTTCTACTGTACCTTTTTCTGCCATCTTATTCTCCTTTGTTATCATTATAATTTAATTGTTCTTGAAAAGTATTACCAGTCTTTGTTACAAGGTTCTTTTTTATTAATTCCCCATAAGCAATACAGGTTTTTTCATACCTTGCATACATAAAACGAAGTTCTGCTTTTAATGCTTCTATTGTATCATATTCCATTTTTCCTCAATTCAAATCTGGGTCTATTGTAACAAACCCTTTTGGATGTGTTGTTTGAGTTGTGTGCATATAAAGGAGCGTCATTCTTTTTCCAGACTCTACTGTTGTTATTCCATGCTTCCATAAGCCACCATCACTAATAAAGAAAACAGCAGAATATTTTTTAGGAGAGTAAGTAAATGAAAAACAAGGGAAAAAAATATCTCCGCCAGTAAAGTCATCATTTAAATATATAACAGAACTATATTCAATAAACTCTTCTGGATCTTGATCATCTATGTGCACTTGCCCATAGCCTCCTGCACCCCAACTTGACCCAAAACATTTAAAAGTTTTTATATCTTTTTTTTCTTGAGGATTTAATTCTTGCAAAATTTTACTTGATTTTAAAGCATATTTTTTTTGAAGTTCTAAAACTTTTTTATTATAAGGAAATGCTGTACCACCAAACCTAGTCTTATAGTATTCTGGGTATGGATTTATTTCAGAAGGACTATTTATTTCTTTTGATAAAACATCTGCATCTTCTGGACTTATGAAGTTTTCAATAATAACTGGTTTAATCATTTTTAAGCCTCCCCTGTTGAAAAATATCTTTTTTCTGGGACTACATTGTGATACCAATTTGGCAAAGAATATTTAATTCCATTTGTAATAGGCTCTATTTGATGAACATATAAAAAATTTGACGGAAAAAAAATCATACTCCCAGCCTCTGGTTTTAAAGAAACTTTTGAATTTGGAAAAGTAATGTTTCCACCTTCATAATTATCATTTAAATATACTAAAACTGAAAGAGTCCTAGTGCTAACCCCTTGATCTGTGTGGGCTGGAAGAAATCCAGAGTTTTCATATTTAAGAACACGCATTATATCGTCTCTAGATCTAATAGTTAAAAACGGATATATTTCCTTATACTTATTCATAAAAACATCTAGTGGTGTAAAAAGTTTTTCGGCAAGGTCTGACAGTTCATTATAAAAAAAATCTTTTTTATTAATTTGTGTTATTGGAAACAAATTTTTTTGTTTGCAGAAAAAATACCCGTTGTCTTCCCAAGGTTGCCATCTTTCTGCTTTAGTTTGGTTGCTGGGAAGATTGTGTTGTAAAACTTTTTTATCTAAATTTTCTAAATCTATAATTATTTGTTCTGGATTTAAAATAGCATTTTTAAAATAAACTAATCCTAAATCTAATATTTCTATATCAGACATTTTCAATCTCCTTTATAATAATACTTGTATTTATTGGAAAATATTTATTTGTTTTTTGATCTAAATCAGACACAACACTTGAATATTGAACTCCAGTATTATCAAATGGTAAATAACAAAAGTCAGTAATGTTAATGTTTTTATTAATTTCAAACGTCTTTAATTGATTTCTATTTTGTTTTAAATATTTTATAGCATTATTATAATTATAATAAAGATCAATCATAGAGTAAGAATCTTCTAAATTATTTGTTTTTTTAATGCTATATAGATTAGATGGACAAGAATAGATAGCAATATTATTTTTCATTAATGTTGTTAGAAGAAAAATATCTTGACCATAGTATTTAAATATATCTAAAGATAATAAGAATTTAATATTATTTTGTTGTAAGAACAAAAAATTTGTATCTATCCAATTATTTAAATAAAAATTATCAGAATGTTTTTCTTCTTTTTTAATTACAAAATCATTTAATGTTAAACTTAAATTTCCTTTGCCAGATATAACTGTATTACTATTTAATTTTAAAAAATTAACCAATTCTTGATCCCAATTTTCTGTCAATGTTATTTGATCGCTAATCTCTAAATAGTAATCACATTCATTATTTAACATTTGATTTCTATAATAAGGAATTCCCATAAAATCATCCCATTTTATAAACCTATAGGTAATATTATGGTAAGAATAATAGTCTTTTTCTTTACTAACATTTGATTGGTCAAAAATAAAAAACTTTAAATAAAAGTTTTTACTAGATAAATTTATTAAACTATTAATTGAATTTAATAAATTTTTATTTTTATACGAATATATAAAAATATTGATTTTTTGTTTCATTATAGCAATGGAATCCAGTGCTGTTGGATTGCTTGTTCATTACCTAATAAACTTTTTAATGGAACAATGTCGTATGCAAGGGTAATTCTTGGACCTTCCCAAGACCAATCTGCCATCGCATGTGGATGTGCCATTTCAGAAACAATCATTCTATTATTGATGTTATGGTTTTCAACATCTTTACCATTAACCTTATAATGTGTTGTTGATGGTTCTGCATTTACTGAGTAATAGCCATGAAAAAATGGTGCTGGATGTGGACCATGATCATGCCAATCTAATTTACCCTTTTTTGTATAATTGATATTAAACCAACCCTGAACCATGTACTGCTGACTGTCAAAATCTATTTCATAATATTCACAAGCCTCATGAATTAATTTTGATAAATTTTTAAAAATTTTATGAATATCTGTATTATAAAACTGAAAGACGTTATACTCTCTCCATTTAATTGTTGAAATGCTTTGAGATTCAACAAAATTATCTTTTTTTAAATCTAAAGGGGTTATTCCTTTAAGTTCAATGTCATTAATTTTTTCATACTGTTTAATTAAATATCCTTGAAATCTTTTTAAATCAACATCTAAAAATGTTTCAAAGAACTTATGGTCTTTAGTCATTAAATAACTCCATTTCGTTTATATAAGTATATCATAAGTATGATTTCTTCTGCCAGGTTGTTCTTTTATAGTATCCAGTTATATCAGTTCTTCGTTTTTCCTCATAGATATTTTTTTTATCATAGGCTTGGTTAGTAGTAATAACTTCTTTTTCCCAGTTATCTCTTTTTATAGGAATCATTTGACATATTGGGGTTCCTTTTGGAATTACCCCAAAAAAATTCTTTTTTAGAAAAAAGGGAATAAAGGCTGGAAGTCCCCAAACATCCGAATCAACTACAGCAGAAGATACATAAAATGGAAGATCATATCTATTTAGTGGATGCGTAATTAATATTGAATATCCTTTTGGAGTATCATAAAACCAATTCATACGCATACCAAAATGTATTGGATGGCAGTCTGATGGTATTGCTAAATCTACATTTGGCCTTTTATCCATCAATGCAATATTTTCTTTCCAATGTAATGATGGGATTCCTTTTTTATCTAATTCAACAATTAGATCATCTTCAAGACAATACATATATCCCATTGTTAACGCATCAAAAAATGGAAGACAAAGTTTAGTGGAAACATTGCTCCCATCTGCACCTCTATCATTAACTGGAGATAAATCTTTAAATTTATTACTATCGCCACCGTATGGAGCAAGATTTTTATACCAATCTGGAATACATTTTATAGCCTCTGATGGTGCAACAAAAACATCTTTTTTTGCTTCTCCACCGGAAGAAGTGAAAACTATTTTTTTATTTTTCATTGTACTCCTTAATAATTTTTTCAATAATTTTTTTATCTTTAACTATTATATCAAAAGCAGGGGTATTGCTTTTAATAACAAAAAATCCTTCTTTATCCATGCTGCTTTGTTTTTTAATTAAAATATATACCCATTTGGGATATATATGATGTAAATCCATATTTATTTTATTAAAAGTTAAAGTATTAGGATATACAAAAAATGGAGATTCAGTTATTCCTTTAATCTCAACATCAACTATGTCATCAATAATCCAAGGAGTATAAACTTTATATTGTGCAAGATAACAATCACTCTGCTCATCTAAGGTTTGATCAGAGGGATAAAATTGCCTCATCCAAGTTTTATCTAATGCATATAGTGTATTTTTTCTTTTTTCTTCAACCCAAATATCTGCATGTGTTGATTGCCTTAAAATAATATGGTTATCTTTTATAATTAATTGTGGTTTGATTCCAAAGTTAATAGCATATGCATTTATTGGTTTTATTATTTTATTTTTATATTTACTTTTTAAAACTGGTTCAATGTTAGTCCACTTGCCTGGAACGTTAGATGCAGATTGAATTTCATAAAAATCAATTTTTCCAGAGTTTACCCAATATTCTGATCCTAAAATATTATTTAATAATTTATGTTCAGACATACAGAGCCTCTTGCAGGAATCGAACCTGCACCATCCGCTTACAAGGCGGAAGCACTGCCACTATGCTAAAGAGGCACTTTTTTAATGTTGCCATTTATCTTCAATGATTTTAAAGACAACCTGACAAGGATCTCCACCATCATTCCATTCTTTGGCTTCTTCTTCAGTCATATATGGATCTCCATCATGTGTATTGCAAAATGGTTCTGTTATCCATCCCCGATCAATTCCATTATTAAGCCATATATCAAATTCTAATTCTTCTGTTTTATTTATAGACATATTATATCCTTAAATACTAACTGTATCAATTGGGCCAAGACATGATGTAGAAAACTTAATGGCAGATTGAACTGCATTAATAGATCTTTTACGAGCATCCTTTTGATTTTCAGTAGCGTATAAATGTCCTAATGCATATTGCATTCCAGATCCCATTACTAAATAATCTCCAGTATATTGTGTCAAAGACATATCTGCAGCACTATGTTCAAAAATCTTTCCTTTAACGCAAATAATCATTCCAAAATCAGAATCTTTTGATACATCTACCCACCACTCATTATAAAAATCACGAAGTTCTTTAATAAATTTAGTGTACATAAATTTTTCAATATTGTTTCCAGTTGGAATTGATGGTTTAAAATTATGTTTTATTCTATCGCCATCCATAGTTCCTGCGTATCCAAATAGGTATGGACCTTGTTGCCAAACTTTTGAGGTGGCACATTGAAGTATGATTTCATCGTCAGATACGCCTCTTTCGCCAGACATATAAATTTTTTCATCTTTGCGAACAACGACAATACAAGTCATGCTACTCCCTTAGTTTTGTTATTTTTTTTAATATTATTATGCTTCATCATAAATTTGAGGTAGTGGAAAATAATGTTGTTCCCAAAAAGTTTCATGTTCTTGAAGATTAGAATTAAGAAAATCTTTTTGCAAAAGCATGTTTAGTGGAAGGACATCGTATGCAATTGTAATTCTTGGACCATCAAAATCCCAATTAGACATTGCGTGTGGAAAACCAACTACAGACAATAATGCACGATTATTAATATTATTGTTTATTTTTATATCTCCATTAATATTATAATGTGTTTCAGAAGGTTCTGCATTTACAGAATAGTATCCATGAAGAGCAAAAACTTTACTATCTGGATGTACGTGGTCATGCCAGTTTAACTTTCCGCCCTTTTCATTATTGTTAATATTAAACCATGCCTGACACACAAACTTTTGACTATTATAATCAACCTCATAATACTTGCATGCTTCTCTTGTCATGTCAACAACAGAGGAGTAAAGATCATGAATAAATGGATAGTACATTTTAAAAGCATTGTACTCTCTAGATTTTATTGTAGAAATAGAATTTGAATCTTTAAAAATTTCATTTTCTGGATGAGTAAAGTCAAATTTCTTTACTCCACGCATTTCACCATTAAGAATTCTATTATATTCAAGTTCTAAAATTTCTGTTGTTTCTTTTAAGTCTATGTTTAAATCTCTATAAAAAAACTTTTGTGATTTATAGTTTTTATTAAAATAAGGTACATTGCCCATAAAACCCCTTTACTAGTAGATACATTAATTGTACCATTTAAAGGGGTCTTATGTCAACTAAGGGGATTTGTCCTTATTTAGCCTTTTTGTCCACTGAAGAAAATGCTGCATTGATCTCTTCAATCGTGAGTTTGCCATCGTCAAGAAACCCTCTAGCCAGTCTCTCAACTACTGTTGCAACTCCTAACGTTCCAGCCAAAATAACAGCCTTTGTTGTACTAATTCCCACTACTGCTCCAGCACCTATTACAGATAGTCCTGATGCTGCAAATACCGCAACAATTCGCATAACAATATTGTTTATGCTTGCAATTGCTCCTGATCCGACTTGGGTAGCCTCTTCAATTTGTTTTGCTCTTGCCATTTTTATTCCCTCCTATTTCTGATCGGACTTGTAATTATCCAAAGAGCAGTTGTTGCTATGATTCCATAACCAACAATAGTCTTTGCACTTCCGTCCAGAACAACCCAAGCAATAAACATACCGAGAAGGGTCCATGCTTGGTCTACCATATCCTTTAAGATATTTTTTATTATTCTTACCATCTTCTTCCTCCTCTTGAACCTGGTGAATTGGCTCCTCCGCCTCCGCCAGAACTTCCTCCGCCACCTGTGCTACCACCTGTGGCTCCCCCTGCTGCTACTGCTGCTGCGTTAATTGCAGCACCTGTTGCTACAACTGTTGCTACAACCATATCTGTTGCTTCTTCTCTTTCTTCTTTAGTCATATCAGCACCAATGCTTCCAAGTGCTGCTAATGCTGCTCCTGGATCAGTAAATGCTGCTGTTAATAATGCACCTGGATCTTGAACTAATTCAATATTTGCAGCAACTTCTGCAGTAATAACTAATGCATTTCCATTTTCATCTGTACGAACTTCAATTGGTGTTTCAGGTGGTAGGTCTGCATATGAGACTCCAGATGCCTTAACTTGTTCTGCTGATATTGATTCTCCAGGTTTAAGATTTTCAATTAATGCCTCAACAAGAATTTCTTTTTGTTCTTCAGTTAATTCTTTTCCATCTTTTGCTTCTTCAAGTATTTCTTTTAATTCTTCTTCAGCAGCCTTTTCTTCTTCTGCCTCAACAGCCTCTGCTTCTGCAATTTCCGCTAACTCTTCTGCAATTTCTGCTTCTTCTTCTGCTATGGCTGCCTCCGCTTCTGCTTTAGCATTTTGTATTTCTTGTTCCATAGCCTCTTGTTCAGCAACAATTCTATCTGCTTCTGCTTGAGCATTTGCTTCTTCTTGTGCATCTGCTTCTTCTTGTGCAATACGGTCTGCTTCTGCCTGTGCTTCTGCTCTCATCTGTGCCTCTATTGCTTCAAGTTCTGCTGCTATACGATCTGCCTCTGCATTTGCATCAATCTCTGCCTGTATCCTTGCTGCCTCTTCAGCCATTTCTGCTGCTTCTTCTGCTAATTTTGCAGCAAGTTCTGCTGCTATTCTATTTGCTTCTGCATTGGCTGCAGCAAGGGCTGCAAGTCTGTTTGCTTCCGCCTGTGCTTCTGCTGCTTGTTGTGCAATCATTGCTGCTGCTTCAGCCTGTATCCTTGCTGCTTCTGCTTGTTGTGCAGATGCTTGGGCTGCTACTTGTGCTGCAATTGCTGATGCTTGATCTGCTGCTGCTTGTGCATCGATGATTGCTTGGGCTGCTGCTGCAGCCTGTGCTTGTGCAGCCACTGTTGCCAACCTTATAGCCTCTTCTTCTGCAGCAATGGCTGCTAGTCTTGCATTTTCAGCATCTATAATTGCTTGCGCTGCTGCTTGTTCTGCAGCAATCTCTTCTGCAGTCTTACCAATTTTTAATGTAACAACGTTTGAATTTGCAGAATACAAAGAAAGAGTATCGTTATCTGATCTAATATGAAATGACCAAACCGTACCGCTTGGTTTTAATCCTTCTAATAGTGAGTGACTAATTGTTATTGTTGTGTTAAGAGAGTTAGGTCCACCAACATTTCCAGTTGCTATTCCCCATCCCCCGCCATCTGCGCTAAAAGAAATAGCATATCTTTCTGGTTGTGTATTGCCAGTATCAGGCGCTTCCCAGGTTAATACTGTTGAAGTTTCACCATCAACTACAGTTAAGTTTCTTGGAGCACCTATAGTTAGGGATGCTTGTGAAGTAAAGGCTTCTGCTGGAATAATTTGCATTGACCCAGATTGATTCCAATATAGGAAAACATTTGCTCCCCCACCATTTTCGTAATACATTAATTCTATAGTTTTAGGAACCCCTGCTGTAAAAGAAACTGGAGCACTTGTAGTTCCTCCGCCACCCTTATCACGCCAGTCATTTGTTATTAAAATTCCATCAAGATATAGTTTAGTTCCATCATCTGCTGTTGCTAAAAATGATATGTCTTGGGTAGTATTACTAAGTATTGATCCAGTAAATTTTACAATGACATCTTCTGAAGGTCCTCCAAGAACACTTCCACTACCCCATTGAAGATTAATGTTAGGTACAGTTGTTGTAAGTATTGGAGAGGCTCCTTGTGGAATATATGGAGCATTATTTTGACCTTGTACACTGTAAACTTGAGCAGTTAATCCTTCTGCAGCATGGGCTTTGTCTGAGTGCCCGAAAAGTAAAGACCCTACGACAAGGCCTAAAACAATTAACCCTCTAAATAATTTTTTCAGTTCCCTTTCTCCTAGGTCAACATTGTTGACTATTATATTATAACATTATATTAAAAAGTGAGCAGTTTATAGACAACTACTCAGGTCTATCGTTCACGGGTATTAGCCTAACGACTCTCTTTAGAGCATCCGTATTAAACATAATTTATTAATATTTCATAATCTTGTAACTATATATTATACGGAATTATTTAATCTTTATAGATTTTGGTTTCTTTTCTTCTGGAACATTACGTGTAACTTGAATGTTTAACATTCCATCAGTTAGATCAGCAGTTGTTACTTCCATATATTCACCAAGAGCAAATGAACGAGTAAACTTACGAGCAGCGATTCCTTTATGTAATACTTCTGCATCTGTTACTGTTGTTTGTTCTCCCTTGATAATTAAGGTTCCTTTATCTACCGCAATATCAAGGCTTTCTTTGCTAAACCCTGCTACTGCTAGAGTAATAATATAATTATCATCATCTAGTTTAAGTAGATCATATGGTGGAAATCCACCTGCATTAATTGAATGTGCTTGGTTTAATCTATCTAGTTCTCGATTAAATCCAATAAAAAAAGGATCTTTAAAAAGATCCATAGCGAACGTTGTTACCATTTTCTTTCTCCTTTTCAGCGAGTTAATTTATATCCCCGTTAGGCAGATACTATATTATTATAACACAAAAGGCAGGGAACTTATGTTACCCTGCCCTAAGTGTTGGACTATTTACTTCTTTTGTAGTTTTGCTACTGCTTTAGTCAATGCATTAACAGACTTCATCAATGATGCAATCTGTGTAGTCAAAGAATCGATCAAGGTTGCAACTGAAGCCTGCAAAACAGTTACCTGTGTTGCAAGAGCCTTAACTGCTGCGTTTGCAGTTGCTACGTCAGCCTTGACTGCTGTTACGTCAGTCTTGACAGATGTCACTGAATCAATAACGTTAACTGCTGGAAGAGATACGATTGCAATTGCAGTGCTTTCTCCTTTAGCAAAACCAGTTACTGGAGTGTCTGCTACATCTACTGACTGTGCAATAGTTACAAGGGATGCAATGATTCCAGCATCTGCAACTTTTCCATCAAAAGATTGTAATATTGCAGAGGCATTTCCATTAGCATCGGTTACTGCTGAAGTTGAAGTTACTCCGTTGCCAAAGATTCCCTTAGAATCAACTGCAAAGTTAACGCTAATTCCTTTAACTGGATTTCCCCAACCATCTTTAACAGTTGCAGTTACTTTTCCACTAGCAGTTGTTAATGTAATGTTTCTTGCTGTTGTTGCAACTGCATCATTAACCGTAAAGGTTGCAGTTTGTGTCAATCCTCCACCAACAACAGTTACTGTTGCAAGTCCAGGTTTGGTTCCAATTGCTGTAAATTCTTGTCCGCTTCCGATAGTAACAGTCTTCAAATCTCCTGTTAATGGACGAACGGTAGGTGCAGAAGTTCTAAGAACAACTCCTTCAGATGCAGTAACAACAAGTGCTACTCCAGAGACAGAAGTTCCTGAAGCATTCTTTAATGATGTTGCAATAGTTACTGCAGATGCAGTTCCTGCTGTTGTTGCTTGAACATCTTTTAATACTTTAACAGTCTCTGTGCTTCCACCAGTTAGTGTTAGTGATGCATATGATCCCGTTGCAGAATAGGTAACTGTAAGAACATTTGCAGATGTTAGCAGACCAGTTGAAGTTCCTGGCGCAGTAACCTGAATGGTCAATGCATCAACAAAGTTTGTTGTTGAAGTGCTTGAATCTTTAAATGTAATTGTTGCATCTCCATTAATATCAGTAACTGAAGTTGCAATTGTTGTTCCAAAGTTTCTGCTTGAAGAAGACAATGTTCCAGTAACAAAATAATATTGCTGAGCAGTGTCAAAGTTATTCTTTACATTAATCTTAAGGCTTGTGGTATCTCCACTTTTAACTACAGAGTTTGTAATTGATGCACTTAATAGTGATGTAGAAATTCCAGTTGTTCCTAATGCACCTTGAGAAACTGAAGGAGCAGTATAGGTAACTGTAACAACAGAGTTTCCTGTTGCTAGGGCAACTGTAATTGTGAATGATCCACTAGCAGTAGTAGCAGAAGTAACATATGTTCCAATTCCATTCGTTCCAATAACTACTGGATATGTTCCATTTGTAATTCCAGCAACGCTAGAAGATGTAATCTTAGCATTAACAATCGATCCTGCTGTTCCACTAATTGACCAACCAAGTGTTGATGCAGAAGAGGTGCTAGCAAAATATGTTGTTGATGTTGGTGTTTCAATTGCAACTGGAGCAACATACTTAACTGTAGATGTTGAAACTCCGATAGCACTTGAAAGAGCAACCTTTGTTGCAGTTGCTACTGGATTTGTTGTAAATGTTACGACTTTGGCAACTGATGGAGTTAAAATTCCACCCAAGTTAAATGTAAGAGCAGAACTTGTTGAACCACTGTGCTTAGCATGAAGATCATAAGATCCTGTTGATGCTGTAAGTGAGTCTGTTGACTCTAAGAATGTGTTTGTTGTTGGTGTTCCAGATCGTGAAGCAGTTGTTAAAACACTTCCTGGAGCAGTTAACTTACCTTTTGTTACCGTTAACGTTTCCGTTGATCCAACTGCAATAGTTGAAGAAACTGTAATTCTTTCTAGAGAATTACGAAGTAGTGTTGGAATACCATTGGTATCTTTAAGTGTAATTCCAAGATCAACTGAAACATCTCCTGCTGTTACTAAAGAAGAAGAACTTGTTTCTAATGAAACTGGAGTTCCTCCGACCTTAACATCTGCAGTAAAGTAAGCCTCTCCACCATCAATGGTTGAATTTCCGCCAATTGTGTTTCCCACATTGTCAATCCATAATAAAATCTTATATGTTCCTGGAGTTCTAAATGCATTTGACAAAACGCTTACAGAATCAACCGTAACTGTTTCATCACTTCCGCCTAGAACAACAGTTGCTGCAGTGTTGTTTGATAAAGTTGCAAGAGCCACAAGAGTGTCTCCAACTGTAATTTGAGTTGTTGCATCAACTGTTACTGGTGTTGGATTTGAAATAATACGACCACGAACAGTTACTGTCTCGCTTGCTCCAGATGTATCTGAAAGAGCAATCATCGATACAGAGACCTTGTTATCTGCTGCAGTTGCTGATGCAACGCCATTAGATAATGATGATGAACGGTTTGGAACGGTATCTACTGATAGAATTCCAGTAATTGCTGCATTGGCTGGGGCTGATGTAATTACAGACACTCCAGACAGGGCAAGCGCACTAACTGCTGTAACAGCAATCTTTTTAAATAAGTTCATTTTTCTCCTATAAGTTAACATGATTTTAGCCTTTATGACTATACCTTATTATAGCAGATATATAAGAAGTGCGTCAAACTGACTATAATAAATTAAATTTTCCCAAAAACTCTTCAACATCTTTTGGCATTTGCATATTACGTCTATCTTCTCTTTCTTGAAACTCCTGCCTATTTCTTTCTTTTGCAGCACTGCCCCAAGTATGTACATCAATTTCTAAGTTTAAATCTTTTTGTGTATGTGCAATTGCTCCATAGACTGCACCACAAACAGCATCTGCTAAATCTTTAGATGATTTACGTGGGTGATCTACTCTGTTACCTTTCATAATCTTTAACTCAGAAAGTTCTTGAAGTAATAAATCAATCTGTGGCATTGCAATTCTTTCTTCATAAACCATCATTGCTAAATCTTCATAATGTTTTTTAGCAACTGAGACTGTATCTGTATTTATTCCAACAGCCTTAAGTTCATTTTGAATATCAAATGATTGCCATCTATCAAAAGATACAATGCCAATGTTAAATCCTTGCCTTCTTAGATTAATGATCCATTGTTTTACTTCAGATAAGTTTACTGGCCCCTCAATTTTTGGCTCCCACCATGCAACGGCATCTACAACAACAACTGGTGCAACCTGTTCATAGTCTTTAATAACTTGAATGTTAACCCATTTGTCAACGTGTGCAATAGCAACAGCACACTTATCATGCTTCTGTGCAAGGTCTGCGTGTATATAATATGTTTTGTCTGGGTCTGGTTTAAAAGATTCATCAAACCTTCTATTAGAATCTAGTGGGTTTCTTAATGTCATACACTTAACTAACTTATCTTTTTGTTTAAAAAATGCATCTGATGAAAATGTTGGGATACATGCAAAGCGCATCATTGCATCACCTAAGTCTGTATAAAATGCATGTTTAAAATCTTCAATACTTCTTGTTGGGTTTACTTCCCATGTTGGTCTTTTTAATGCTAAGATTCCAGGAAACTTATATGAAATAATATAATCTTCATCCCAGGAAATTTCAAATGAATTGTCTGGTGTGTCTCCTAGTTCTGGATTTAAAATAAACTTGTGGGTTTTTTCAACAACTTCTTTTTCAGCAATTACGCTATCATATTTTTCTGATATAAAGTCTCCTGGATATCTTGGAAAAGAAAGCAATACAACCTTGCCAAGATCTGGAAAACGAGAGTCTACAGAACCACGAAAGGCTTTATAAATGTTTTCTGCAGTCTTTCCTTGTTCATTGCCAGTTCCAACCTCAGAAGCAAATCCAGAAATTTCATCAAGTACAGCAAGTAATAAGTTTAAACCTTCATGCGACTCTCTTTCTGAGTGTCCAGAGTAAACAGTTATTGATTGATCAAATTCAATAGAGTCTGCTTTTGCATTATACTTTCCTGCAAACCAAGGAGATTTTTCAATCTTATTTTTAAACCCTTTAAAAAAAACGTTTTTTGCCTGCTGAGCATTTATAGCAACGTTAATAAGATCTATTGCGTCTCCGCTTGGTTTTCCGAAGTATCTTGCGGGGTCTTTAAGACATAGTAACTTATAAACAATATAGGCACAAGCCACAGTCGAAGTAAAGTCCTTGCCACTACCCTTCCCAAGTTGTAGAATAATTTCGTTTTTAGTAAATTTGTCATAATATTTTTTACCTTCCACTGTTCCCATTATTTTTTCTAAATCTTCTTGCTTGTATATTTGACTCATTGCTTCAACAATTTCATATTGTATTTTTGATAATGGTGGTTGACCTAAATAATTTGGAGATTCAATAAATGTTTTTGCATCTACTGGCACCTCTAAAAAACTATTATCTTCAAGTACTTCTAGAAACTCATTGAACATCGTGGACAATTGTTATTACCTCATTATCTTTAGCAATAGATGACAACCTTTTCATAATTTCATCTCTTACTTGTGGGTACTCAGAAGCAATATCACGTAGTATGCCAATCAACACTTCTTGTTTTTGTTCAACCTCTAGGATCTCTTCTGCTAGTTCTTTATTTTCTAACAGCCCTGCCTTTTGTAGCATATCAATTCTTTTAGATTCAATATCTAATACCAATTTAATTGCATTAGTCTTTGCTCCAAGATTATTGTTTAATCCAGCCTCATCAATAACTTCGTAGGCTTTAGAAATTAACTTACCGTAATGCTGATCCGCTGCTGCTAGTGCTTCTTTAGCCCTGCCTCGAATAGCATCGTTGGCAGAAGCCATAACCTTCCACTCATTTATAAGTGCAACAACTCTAACTCTAGGCATACTTAAATCTTTTGAAATCTTGGTTGGGTCGCTACCCTTTAAATATTCTTCTACTACTTTATTTATTTGATCTAAATGTTCAATAAGTTCTACTTCAGTTGACATTTTTTCTCCTTTTGGGAATACGTTTAATTCTATCTATGTCAAACGATCTTATTGCTTTTGCTATACTCTTTTCATACTGAATGCAGTCAACCCATTTTAAACCATTGTCATTGTTCTGAGTAAGACTCATAAATTTAAAAATAGAACCATGCTCACCTTTAATTTTAATAATGTCTCCACGTTCAATAATTCCACCCACTACTGGCATTATTGGAATTTTAGTATACTTTTCATCATCAAAAATTTCAATTTTTTTCTTTTTACTCATAGGTTTTTTCAATCCTGTTTATTTCGTCTTGAATATAAAAAATTGCTTTTTTTAAATCTTCAACATGTTTGTCTTCGTTTTTTAATCCTGCTCTCCAAAGATATTTAATAGCATTACCTATATTAAAATTTCTATGTCTGGTTATTTCTAGACACTCAACACCAGACGGGTCACTAGTATAATGTTCTGGATGGCTAACTTGATCAACCGTAATTTTTAAATGATCGCTCATCGCTTAGACTTCCTCAATCCAAATTTTGCAAGGTAAACGTAAACAGTCTCTATTGTACATCCACACTCCTTAGCAATCTCCTCTGGAGTCTTTTTATCCATAACATATCGTTTACGCATAAAGACTTCTGATGTATACAGTTTAGCAGCCATATCGTTATTTGTCAACTTCTGTCTCAAGGATATCATAGTTGTATGCGTTTGAGTCTTCAAGCGTCCACTTATCATAACTTTCAACATCCCATTTATTTGTATTAATAAGTCTTTGTATTACTAGATCTTTTTTTGTTACAAAGGATGGTTCTTTTAACCTTACCCTGTTATTTGGCTGTATTGCAAAGTTTCCATCGTCCCTTTGAATTACATGCCCACACTTGTGCTGTCCTGGATTTTCAGAGTATCCATCATCAAGTATGTTACTTTCTGGACTATGCCAATCAAGTGTAAATAAATATTTTCCAGGAACATTTGTTTTA